GCCGAACGGTACACGATCGTGCCAACCACTCGCAGCCGTCGTTGGGGCCGTCACGTCGTAACGAATGTACACGGTGCCCGAGCTAGATGTATTCGTCAGCACGACAGCGCGCCGTGATTCGTCAGCCGCGATTACAGATGCTGCACCAGTTGTAACTAGAGCCCAGCTAGTCGGAGGGGTAGCAGCAGTAGACGGAGCCTCGCGTACATATTGATGCTGATCGCCTCCGGTTACCTGGAATGTATCGACAAGAACACCGGAGCCCGGTGTGATGGCTACACTGCTATTTGGCACGAATAACACCTCCATTCCCGTGTATCCGGAGCGGAGAGCTAAGCCGGTAGATCCTCACCGGGATTACACCTCCGTTCAGGGCGCACATCTTGCATATGCCGCCTCCGCAGGCGACGATCGCCGCGTGGATTGGGCACAGCCAGATTTCATGGTCATGCGATTCCGTAACGCAACATGACCGTATATATAGTGCGGACGGTGTAGCGCCACACACTATGTTCAGCCCGGAGATAGCGCCGCACGGATCGCCGCGCGGCACCTCCAAGTCCGGTACGGCTAGCCCTATGCTTAGTAGCGCCATTCGTACACCTCCGGATCACCTTCAGGCCCAGTTTCCCAGGCCATAAATCCTGTATGCCGGAATCCAGCCTTCTTCATCTGCCTGGCTTGCCAAGGCCAGGTTATCCACTGGTAAGCGGACCAGATGAATATGACAAGTACTGGAACACGTGGCTCCTCTGGTGGCGGCTTAGGCCCCATCTCGTCCATGCTAAACCTGACAGAGGAACCCGACACCAGCTGAGCCGGTACCGGCCGCCGCCTGGAGACTGTCACCGATCGCGGGCGTACGCGGGGACGCGAGCAGGAACGCGGCGATAGGATGGGCTGCGCCGCCCGATACCGCATCTGTTGCTATGCCCCAGTTCGCAGTCCCCGGCGCGGAGGTGAACGGTCCCCATGTGATCTGGGCGGTGTTGTAGATGAGCGACGGGCTCGCAGCCGTGGCGCTGACCGGCCCATAAGCCTGCCGCGCGTAGGCGGTAGCGGTCGCGTACTCGTTGATGGAAGTACCTGCCATTGTTATCTCGGTTGAGTTGAGCACGCCCGATACTGCAGATGTAGAGATGGCCATGTAGGTGGCAGCCGCGGCTGGGCTCTGGGCCTTGAGAAAGACCGCGTTGAGGGCCTGCTGCTCTGCGTACTGCATGAGCTGGCCGGCGCTGAGTAGAGTCATGATTACTCCTAGCTAGCAGGGGTGAAGAACTCATCGAATGATGCTTGGTCGATCGTTGTGATGCGGTTGATTCCGTTGCCGTCGGTCCATTCCACGATGGGCCAGCCAGTTGCCTCGTCAGGCTCCAGGTAGGTAACTTCCATACCGTCCTGGAGATCCAGCTCGGTCATCTCGGCCGTCTGCTCTCCGAACCCAGCTTCGCCCTTGTGATGCTCGCCGAAGCCAAGCCCTGTTGGATGATGATAGACGAGCTTCTCGCCTGTCTTCGCTCCTGCCTTGTTCTCTTTGCTGGCCATTTACCTTCCTACCCATCTGTGAAACTCGGTTCCATGGAAGTACTGATCGTCTTCCTGGAAGCCCTTCTCTTCATGGTCAGGTTCTTCTTGTTCCCGCCCCTGGATCTGTTCGCTATCCTGAGGCTGCTCCTGCTGTTCCTTGGTCTTCTTGGCCACCATGATTTTCTCTCCAGTACTGGTCCCAGGCATTCCTAGCGTCTTTGCCTGTGAAAGTCCCCGTAATACGGTTCCATTCTTCTCGCAGACTGGAATTTGGCCCCGGTGTGTCAGTTCCCTTGAAAACTGGCACGGCGAGGCAAGTGCAATAGCCGTGGGCCCGGAACCCCAGATTACCGGGCTTGAATGGCCCCTTGGCAGCCTGAGCTGAACAATAGCTGCAAGAATCCGGCTCTATCAGTCTTTCCCAGCCGGTCGCGTCAGGGTCATTGGCGACAGCAGACGTAACTGTATTCCGCGCGCCATTAAGAACGAACCGGGCACTAGCACCAGAGAAAGTGTTACGCGCTATCCCAGATGCCGCGCCCGGTTCCTTTCTCTTTGTATTCAAATTGTGACGGAATGATCCATTCGCAACACTCCCAGCCATGTTGTTGACATGCCCCACAATTAGCGGGGCCGGGAATACCTTGGGATAGTCAAGGCCGTGAACTACCTTCATACTCCGGTAAAACTCAGCCGCATTAACCGCTGACCCGGTAAAATGCTGGGCAATGAGTATCTTGAAGATTGGGCCCAGGTCTTTCCAGCTGTCATCAAAGTTCTCCGGGTCCATATGAGTATCCCAGAGCGCACGGATTGAATTCTTGGTGTAATCCGCGAGCGCAGCCTGGTCATTCCTGAACTTGACGGTTAGCGTCGTTGGCGGGTCGGGAGAGATACGGTTAAGCGGGCCGGATGTCCCGAAAAACGCTAGCCGGTACGCGCTACGGCCGCCTGAGTCGGTCCGGGGGTATCCCGGTATAGGAGCGGGATTAGAACGGCCTAGAACGCCGTCCCGGTCCGTTTGCGGTCTGCGCTCGAAGGCGGTGTCCTGACTAATGGACATTTACACCTCCGCCACCTGTCGCCATGTTCTGAGACTTAGCCGCACTAGCTCCGGTCACCTGGCCGGAAGTGCCAGCCGGGATCTGAACCGGGACTGATACCTGAGCGCCCCCGCCACCGGGGCCGCCTCCGACTTGCTGCTTGACGTTGGTGTACTGAGGCTGGGATTGGAGCGCAGCGGCGATAGCATCCTTAACAACTTGCTCGGCGTTCTTGGTCTGCTTCGCCTGCACCCAGCGGTTGACATCATCGGCCGTCGCACCAGGGATAAGCGTCCATAGCTCCTCGACTGGGATACCAAGCATCTGGGCGGCTTTGCCTAGCCCGTCGATTGTCGCTGCGAACGCCCGCGCCGAGGTATTGCGCCAGACGATTTCGCCGCTCAGATCATTCCAGCCATCCTTGTCGCCGGCTGCGAGCGATGATAGCCGGAAGACCCCGCGCCAGGGGTCTGTCAGAGTTGACTGTAGTTCTTCCACCTTGCGGTCAAGCCCATCCCGAGCGGCGGCCAGGGCTTCTGCCGACAGGTTCGCGATTTGGCCCAGAAGATGATAGGGCGGAACCTGGGTAATGGTAGCCATGTGACGGATGCCATCTTCTCGTGAACCCGAGTAAGGTGCAAGCTCAGTCGCGCCGAACTCTCCAAATCTGGTCGCGGGGTCTTCCGCCGCCCAGACGCGGTCAACGCCGGGACGGAATGGAGCTTTCTCCTTGCCTTCCTCGTCGACAGGTGCCATACCAGTAACCCAGCGCTGCTTGAACGCCTCGTACTGCTCGGCCATCATTTCATTGAACGTCGTGAAGTTAATCTGGTCCTGGATCGGGATAATTGGCTCAACTTCACCCTGGCAGTCCATCTCGCCGTCAAGGTCCACCTCGTACAGGAACCGGGCTACCGGGCATATCTCCATGTGATGTTCCGCGTACGGGGCTAGGCCATTTAGGAACGGGTCGCCCGGCATAGCCATCTCAAGATTGATCTGTGATGCGCTCTGGGTCGCACCACCTTCCTGGCTAGTCAGGATATACCGCGCTATGTCGTCATAGAGCGTCACGATCACGCGCTGGTTCTGCGGGCGGCCCGAGTTGCCGGCAACGCGGACTTCGATAGCACACTGCGGCCATTCATCATCAACCTCGTCCGCATAAAATGCCGTCATGCGTCGCGGGCTCGACGGGCGGATAAACGGCACGGTGCTTGGCTTGAGATTGTTAGCTGGCTTCATCTCGCTCGGCAACACGGTGACGTACGCCGCGCCGTACTTGGATACTGCCCTGTGGACTCCGTGCTGACGGGAGATCATGCGATTGTAGACAAACGCCTGCCACGACGGGTCTGGGTCCTCACTCGATGCGGTCTCAACGGTCGTCTTGCCGGATGGCCGGAACCCGTCAACATGAAGGTTTTCTGAAATGACTGAGATAACGAGCGGCAGGAAGTTACGCTTGCTACGCTTCATGATCCAACGGTACTCAGAATTGACGCCATTGGGCGCGTACGGCGGGTCATGCTTGCCTTCCATGTACCGCGCGATACGGTTGAGGCGTACTTGCTCATTACTACGCATCTGAAGCATCTGCTGGCAAAGCTCGGGAGCTTCGTCAATGTCGACTATCAACTGAAGCTCCATATCTGCCGCTTACCGGCTGCCTCGATTGCCTTCTTCTGTTCCTTGTAGTCCTTGCTCGATAGAACAAGCCGTCGAGCATGCCGCGCCATAATCATCGCAACACAAGCGTCAATCTTGCGGGATGACCGGGGGCTTTCCTTCCCGATGCTGATGCCCCAACGATTTGGCCGCCTTCTGGCGTTAACAACATGGCGGCCGAGGAAGCTGTCGCCATCCTGAACAAATGCCTTAGACCTGATCTCGCCCTCGGTCATCTCACACGCAAAAGTAAACTCTGCGACATGGGATCGCATATCCCAGGCGACCGGCTGAGGGTCTTTGCCGGCCGGCACTGACCATACAGGTATGTCCTCAAATAGGGTTCGCCATGTAACCTTGGTATGCTCCTCCCACTCGTTCACGTCCGCAAAGAATGCAACGACATTCCAGCGTTCTTTCGCCGCGCGGACTGCCATGTCAACTTCGGGGATGGGAATTGGCACCCGACCGTCATCAGTCTCCCAGATACCAAGGCTGAACGTGAACCCGCTACTGACGTGACAGCCGATAAGAGCGGTAGCGTCATTTACCCGCGAGCCGTCGAAGCCCATCGTGATATCATCACCGTCGTAGATGTAGTACGTTGGATCAGACAACTCGGACCATTCCTGCTGAGTCGTCCAGGCGTCCTCAGCGGCCTCTGGCCAGTTCAGGTAGTAGCGCTTTGATACGGATAGTGGATTCTTGGGAGACAGGATTCGATTCTGGACGATGTCCTCAACATCAACCCAGTAAGCATCGCCGTAAGCTTGCTCAACTCCCTTGGTGATAGAATCATCATCGCCGAAATCAGTGTCCGGCGAAGCCATTCTTGAATCATACAGAATACGTCCACGTCCGCGCAGTCTTCCCTCTTCCTGGGCTACCCAAGCATCAAATGTCACCTCGGCGACCGACTCCTGGCCAGGCTCCCAGGCGTTGCTAGTTTCCAGTAGCCGTGAACCCGACTTGCCGACGTTACGGTCAAGAACTTCGGATAGAGCAATACCGCCGTTATTCGGGAACCAGGTTTCTGTCTGGTCCATGATCGCGAAGGTTACAAGTGCGCCTTCCTCACTGACCGGGCTAGACGTGATGACCATGAGCTGGCCGCCGCCCGGTATATGGAAAACGGTCTTCCCAGTCTCAACATCATAGTCTTCTCGAATGCGAGACTTTGGGGGAAGGAGGGCTCGCACCATTCGCATGGTATTGACGTTAGCCTGATCATGACTCGTCGCGGCGATCTGAACCAGTGGCATTCCAACAGGACGCCCAACACAGCCTCCGAGCACGCGATTGTCAAAGTAATCGAGACGGACCGGCGCTAGCAGCTCGATGAGCGCCATAACTGCCGCGAATGGGGATTTGCCCGCGCCCTTGGGGTACCGGCGAACGCCGTGATAAAAGAGCCAACGCCCTCGCGAGTCGAGGGCATACCACCATAGGATGAACCTGACTTGGCTCTCGATGAACTCCCAACGCTCCCCCACATACTCGCCATCAGGCTGCTTTAGGTACTTGGAGGCCCAGTGAATGGCTTCCCAGCCAAGGGTGAGTTCTGGGGTTCCGTCCGGTATCGTCACGGTACGGTCGCGCGGGGCTAGGAGGCTAGTTGCAACCATGACGCCCCCAAAAATGGGGACGCGCATGACAGTACCTTACGCTACCCTGTCCCGAGGGCAGCCAGCCCCAGATCACGCTTTGGTACTCCCAGTAATACTACTTCACTGAATGAAGCCTGCCCTGCCAGCCCAGGACGGCTTGGTCTGCTGCCTCCTCATCTTCGTCGTCGGCCGGTGGTTCCTCCAGCTCAATGCGACTACGCTTGCGATCCGTTATTGTGGAGCCTAGCCGCTCCGATAGGCGCGTGAATTGCGCCAGGATGCTAGCATTATGAGTGCGTAGGAACACGTCATAGGCGTCGGCCGCTGCGACAGCCGTCATCCAGTCGCTTGGCTCAAAAAGTTCGGATTGCCCGGATAGGGCCAAAGAGTTGTACCAACTCCGCGCCTTGGGCTTCCAGCTTGGGTCAGCCTGGGGGATGGGATGGCCAGAACCTGTAGCTGTCCCAGCAGATACTTTGATGTACCTGGGGTCATTCGCCGCTCCTGAGCCGGCTCCCGTTCGTTGCTCAGGGCGCTTTTTCTTTGCTACCATCTTCCCTCCCCTCCGGCGGGATGAAGATTCTAGTCTGCAGGAGGCCTGGCTTCCCGCCCGGTTATGTGTCTCGTAAAGAGTCATACTTGCGAACGGTGAGTCAGACGGGTCGCCAGGCCAACGGTGCTGCGAATGCTCGAAAGGCGCTACGGCTAAGCACCACCTCCTTTATGGACTTATACGTTGCGCTCGTATCAACATGTAATTATAGCCGAAGATCGTTAAGAAGTCTAGACCACGTAAAACGGCCCAGCTGCCTAATGACGGCCGGACCTGGAGCTACGCTTTACTACGCGGGCGCGTATAGGGTGGGGCACCCTGGGCATATGGCCCTCTCGGAAGCACGAGTTCGCAGGGGGCACCCCTCGGTCCATCCGCCGTCCTTTTCCTGGTAGCGATTGGAGCTTCATCCGCTTATGAGAGCCCGGCACGGGGAGCATCACAGCGGGGTCGCGTAACGGGTGGCCGCGCCGGGCTCAGGGGCCTATCGTACCGGACGCGGGCGGGACGCGCTAGTCAGGATAGCGCGGGGAGGGCAGGTGGCCTGGACTCGAACTCAGGATACCCTACTGCTTCTCGCCTGCCCTCTGGGGCCCCGCAGCTACAGAGTCTATTATACCTCGTAGCGCGGCTTGCAGGGAAATGATTTTCTCTAGCCAGACTGGCCAGTATTACGCTTGAGCCATTTGCCGATAATTACACCAACTATGCCGGCCACCACGAACCATGCTGCTATGCTGATAAGGAGCCATTGCCACCAAGCCATATCAGTCACCAGGTAACAACCGTTAGGACTATTACGCCCAAGGCTGCGAGCATTGCTATCAGGACGCCTACATGGGCAGGAGTCCAGTGATGGTGCGGTTTTGGATCCGGCCATCGTCTAGTCACCAGGTTCACCCTCCAATGAAGCTTCAATTTCATCGATGACCGCGCCGTTTGGGTCGAGGAGCCGATAAGGTATGTCTAGCTCATCTGCCTTGGCGCGCATGTACTCTCGCCATGAATCTATGTATGGCTGAAGTTCTTCATCTTTGGTGCCCCACAAAGACAACCTCTTGCGCTGAAACTCATCGTCAAGATCAGGGTCCAGATATACTATCTTGAATTGATCAAAATTTAGCCATTCGCTCATAGCATCTTTGGCTTTCTGTATGATTGGCGGGAGCCCTGGATCAACAATACGCCCAACCGCGTATCTCCCCGGCTGGAAGCACAGCCTGCGCGCGGGCTCCCTGGTCCTCTGAGTGGCCTGTTGCCCATTGGAGCTTCATCCACGGCCTATCTTACCCTACGCGGGGGCGTTACGCGAGCATCATCTATTCATCCATTGAAGCTTATGGCCAAGTCAGAGGGAGCGTGGATATCCAAGTCATGGTATCCGCTTGGGCAGAGCAGGCATACAGAGTTGGGGCGGGATCTGAAGGCGCTGACGGCATAGATTGGGGTACCATTGGAGTGAACCCAGGGATGAACGTCGGTTGCCCGCCCGTTATCGGGAGGCCGTTGGATGATGTTAGGTCTGGTCCGCCAACCCATGTATTACCGCCGCTACTCGGTGTAAACACAATGCACCCCTCTGGGCCTACCCGGCAAACTGGAACAGCCGCACCGCCCGCAGGGATCGTTGCCACTCCCGTATAATATCTGGCCATGGGCCTATTATACCCTACCTACGCGGGCGCGTTAAGCCAACCGCAGGAGGTGCATGCCGGGCATGCAAAATTGCTTACGTGATAAAAATCTGG